GGCGGTCATGGCGACGTGCCGGAAGCGGGGCCAGGCGAGATGCTTGAACACGTCGTCGTACGCCTCGCCCAATGCCATGCGGTAGAGGTCGAGTTCGCCCGCATCGTCGAGGACTTCGGTGTCAAGGGCGGCGCCGCCCTCGGCGACACGGAGCCCCTCCGTCATGATCTTCTCGATCTTCAGGCCGTCCTCGGCCGGAGGCGACGGGATCGTGAACGTACGGACCTCGCCGTCGTTGCAGCGGACCGGGAGGTCCAGGCTGTCACCGAGGAACTCCTCCAGAACCTTGAAGCCGCCCATCAGGGGGTCACCGGGTTCGTGATCGGGGTGAGCGGACCGGTGCCGGTGAACGTCACCTGCACCTGGTCGAGGTCGCGGGCCTCGCCGCCCTGCGGCTCCCACGCCGGGATCGCGCGGCCCTCGTAGGCTTCGGGCAGGCCGTTGCGGTCGTAGAACCGCAGGTGGACCTTGTTGTCGTCGCCATACGCGAAGAACGCCGTCCGGATCGCCTCGTGGACGGGGCTGTACACCGTGGAATCCGGAGACGCCTTGCGGTTGAAGGTGACCTGGACTTCCCAGTCCTGGCCGGTCTTGGTGTTCTCGCCCCAGCCGTCGGTGTCGTATGAGGTGTCGTCCTCGATGTTCGGCTCGGCGGTCCACTGGAACTCCGTGATCGCCGGGCAGAGCTGCCAGTCCGGCGTGAGCACCTCGTCCATGTTGATGTCCAGCCGCCAGCGGCGCGCAAGGGCGGTCTCTGTGGGCGTCGACATGATCGGCCCTCTCCTTCTACTCGTACACGTGGAGGCCCGGCCGGTTCGACCGGGCGTAGTAGTTGCTGGTCAGCTCCTCGCGGCCGTGCGCGTCCTGCCCCATCGGGGCCTGCGACTGCCGCCAGATCAGCGAGAGACGGACGGTGCCGAGGACGGCCGCCTCACGCATGTGGAGGAGGTCCCGGACCGCGTCGGCCATGTCCAGAACGTCGAGCGGGTCCGGGCCCGCCCGCATACGGATCTGCACGCCGTCAGTAACGTCCGTGAGCCCGGTGTCCTCGACCGGGTACGGGGTGAGCGCGTACGCCCGGTCAGGGGCCTCGGGGAGCCGGTGCAGGAAGATCCCGGTCTCCCCGTCGGCGATCACACCGTCGGGCCGGTACACGCCGAGCCCGGCCTCCTCCATCAGCGCTGCGAGCCCGGTCAGGAGCTGGCTGGTGTGCCCCACAGTGGCCTCCCCGGCATGCGAAAGCCCCGCACAACGGCGGGGCATTGAGGACGGTCGGGGGTCAGCCGCGGAGCCAGCCGCGGAGGGGGGCGGCCATCAGCCGCAGCATGGTGTCCCGCTCGGTGTTCATCGGCTGCTCCAGGTACTTGGCCTGCCTGCCCGGCAGGTGCTTCCAGGTCAGCTCCTCGTGCTGCCTCACGGCATACACGGTGTCGTAGGTGATCTGGCCGGCGAGCTGGCCGAACATGTTGACCCGGCCCGAGCGCTCCAGGGTGCCCTCCTCCAGCGGCACGAGCCGCTTGGACACCCCCAGCGTGTGCTCCAGCGCCCGCTGTAGCCCCTGCGAAGCCTGCGCGCGGCCTCGGGACGTCCACAGCCGCCTGCCCTGCCACGACATCCGCGCGTACTGCGGCATCCGGGCCTCCCTACTGGAGCTGCACCTCAAGATGATCCGGGGTCGGCAACCCGCTGGCGTCCTGCCGTACGGCATCGATCACCGTGGACGTCCGTCCGGACGGAAGCGTCACCCGCGACTTCGCCGGACACACCGTCGCCAGCCGGGTGTACACCGTCGTCGACGACGTGACCTCCTCACCCGACGGTGCCCGCACCATGCGCGTCTTCTCCAGCACAAAGCACCGCACGACGACCGCCGGACCGTACAGCGGGCCGTTCGAGGAGTTCCCGACGAACGGCTCCACCATCACCGTGTGCCTGAGAAGAAAGCCCGGAATCTGGCTCACGACAACACCAGCCCCATCACGAAGATGTCCGCGGTCAGATCCGGCGTCTGAAGCGCTTCCATCGCCGTCTCAGCGACCGCACGGCCCGGCGCCGAGCCGCCGGAACCGGACGATGAGCGGGCCCCGGACAAGCTGACGGAGCCGATGCTGACGCTGCCCCACTGGCCTGCCGTGCCCAACTCGTCGCCCGTCTCCACCCACCACTGCACCTGAGCGCACACCGCAGCCGAGAACGCCTCAGCGACCAGCGCGTTCGACGGCAGTCCCGTCGCCTCCACGACCTCGTACCAGCACAGCCGAAAGACCCTGCTGTCAAGGAACCGCGACGCGCGCGCGAGGAGAGCGTCGATGTCCGCGGGTGCCGCCTGCCCGGTGTACGTCACGTACTCGGCAGACGTCGCGTAAACCCGGGCCATGGCACCCCCTTACGCGCTCGCGCCGATGATGACGACGTCGTACGTCACCGACGTGCCCGCGCCCGAGTTGGCGACCTTCAGCAGATCACCTGTGCCCGCGGTGGCAGCCCACCCGGTACCGTCCGCGACGCCGGCCATCGCCCCGAACGCGGCGCCCGGCCGGAGCGTGATCGTGCCCGTGGCGTTCAGCAGCGTCGACCAGGCGTTGGACGCCGCCGCGCCGACGACCACGTTGTTCGCGTTCGCCGCCGCCGCCACGATGAACAGGCCCTTGACCCGTGCGAAGGTGATCGTCGCGCCGAACGCGTCGAGGAGCACCCCGGCGAGGTCGAGATCCTCGGTTGCGGACGCGGAGAGGGTGCGCCGGTCGCTGAAGATCCGGTCCGCGTTGCCCGCGCCGGTGCCGTTCGACAGGCTCACCGCATGCCGGACGTTCAGCGGCAGCGAGGCTGTGCCGAGGTCCAGGGCGCTGGTCTGCTGAGCCGACACGGCCAGCGACATGCTCGTTGTGAGAGCCATCCTGTCCCCCCGGTCAGGTGAGGACCACGTACGGCACGAACTGCTTCGCCGTGACGGACGTGATCGTTGCCGGGGCGGTCGCCGCGAGGGACGACCCGGACGACTGGGACAGGTTCCGCTCCCCGGTCACGACCGCCGGGGCGGCCACCGTGCCGAGGAGGGTGGGGACCGCGGTCGCCTTCACCATGATCCCTACCCAGTAGATCCCCGACTCGCGGATCGTCTGAGCCGTGGCCAGGGCCAGCGTCTTCGTGGTGTTCGCCGCCCACGCCGTCGACGTCTGGTCCGCGGACTGCGCCAGCAGCGCCGGAGTGGAGGCGTTGCTGTACAGCGCCACCCAGTAGTTCGTGGGCGTGTTCGCGGCCGTTGCGCCCGAGCGCACCGAGATGTTGGTGATGGTGTCCCCGGCGTGCAGGTAGATCGGCACGCTCGTCATGACCTCGGTGGTCAGTGCGACCTGTCCGGTGTCTCCGGCGGAGTCGTACAGGCCGACGCGGGGGAGGTTGCGCCGGTAGAACGTGTCCGGGCTGGCGGGGTCGGACAGGTTGTAGTGCGCGAGGGCGTCGCGGACGTTGCGGGTGTAGGCGCCGAGCTGGCTCATGCCGCTGCCTCCTTGTCGGTGATGGTCTTGCGGTTCTTGCCGTCACGCTCGGCGGCGATGACGCGGGCGATCTCGTCCTCGTCGGTGGTGGAGTCGAGGTAGGCGAGTACCTCGTCCACGGGGTGCTTGGACGGGTCGAACGGCTCGGCCGGGGGCGCATCGCCCGGCTCCTGCGGCCCGTCCGGCTCGGCTTCGTCGGCGCCCTCGGGGGTGAGGGTGTAGCCGCGGCGGCGGAAGTACTCGATCGCCGCCCGGCCCTCCTTGCTGCTGTCGTTGACGTGGCCGACGCCTTCGGTGAAGGCGACGCCGCACGACTCGCCGGAGAAGCCCGCTGCGGGGGCGGTCACGGTGAACTGGTTCATGGCTCAGGCCACCTTGATGTTCCGCAGGGCGCCGCACGACTTCAGGTTCTTCAGAACCATGGCCGCCGGGCCCATCTCGATCTCGCCGGTCTTGACCGCCCCGGCCTCGCTGAAGTCGGGCATGAACGTCTGCACCACCGGGTTCCCGGACACGCTCGCGCCGTGCAGCGCGTCCAGGCCGAAGCTGGCGGCGTACAGGTCGGTGAGGTTCGTCGACGTACCCGAGTCCGCCGTACCTCCGTGCGCGCGGGTCTCCTTCGGGATGATCGGCGCGGTACCGAGCGCGTTGTCGCCGAGGTCGACCAGCACCCACGGCCCGTACGTCTCGATCTGGCGGCCGAGGTCGTCCTTCACCTGCGTGTAGATCCCCGCCCACCGGGCGAGCGCCCGCAGACGCGTGATCGACGTGGTGTTCCCGAGGATCGCCTTCACGCCGGGCGGGAGCGCACCGGGCATGCCCTGGTCGCCGCCCCCGGTGTGGGAGGGCACGATCCGGGACAGCCAGTCGTCGACGACGTCGAGCTGAGCCATCGCCTCGGCCTGCGTGTCGATGGTGCCGCGCGTCCAGTCGAGGATGCCCGAGGTGACACCCTCGGTGAGCGGAACCCACTCGGTGGACTGCCCCGTCAGGGACTTGTCGAGGCCGTCGAAGCCGTTCGCGTCGACGGCGGTGTCACCGTTGATCAGCTCGTCCTGGAACTTCGTCCGCGTCGCGGTCAGCAGCTGCTGCATCTGGAAGCTGATCTCGTTCGACGCAGCCGCGCCGAGCCGGGCCAGGACCCGGTCCACGGTGAACGCGCCACCGAGCGGCTTCAGCTGCACGGACAGCGGCGTACGGGTGGCCTGCGACGGCGTGTACTCGCTGTTGATCGCACGGAACTGCGCCGAGCGCGCCGCGGACAGCCGCACGTACCCGTACGTGAGGGTGGTGCCACCCGTGCCCGGGTTGACGGTGTCATCGAACACGATCTGGTCCAGCAGCCACGAGTAGCGGCGCAGGTT